AAGCCGTACGAGATAAGCAAGTTCGGCCAGAATGTGGCTCTTGACACGGGCAAGGCGGAAATTTTGGACTTGATTCTCGGGACCTCCTTGAATCACTTCGACGCCACTACCCAGATAGGCGTGGGGGATGCCGCCACGGCAGAGGCTTCTGGCCAGACGGACTTGATGGCCATCACGAACAAAGCCTATTCCACGGTAACTTCAGCTCCCACCAGGGTTACCACCACGACTGCCAATGACACGCTGTCTGCTGTCGCTACGTTTGCCGCTGGTGTAGCTGAGTGGGATTGGAATGAGTTTGTCATTCGGCAGGGCACTTCGCTGGTGTGCCTGAATCGTAAAGCGGTGGCTCAGGGCACGAAGGGTGCCGGGCAGACCTGGACCATCACCCTGAAATTGCAGCTCCTGTCCTAATGCCTGGGCGTCCAGAGAAGAGTTACCGTCGGCCAGATAGGGAGCAAAGAACTGTCTTCCGGGGTCGAGTGAACCTTGACCCCGGCAAGCCGGACAGGGAACAGCCAGCAGCCGTGGTCATTGAGAAGTATGACGACACCGGGGCTACCCCGGATATACCGTACGAAGTCGTGGTTGATAACAGTTAGTAGTGTGCATTTGGCATACACAGTGAAGCTCGCACGAACCGGGCATAGCAACCAACAGGAGGAATCATGGCTGATAATGTAGACATCACTCCTGGCGCAGGCGCGACTATAGCGGCGGATGATGTAGCAGGCGTACAGTTTCAGAAGATGAAGGTAGATGTAGGCGGGAATGGAGTAAGCGCACCCCTAGCTCAGGGTCAACAGACTATGGCCAACAGCCTTTCTGTGGCTGTAGCGTCCGACCAAGACCTTCTTGAGCCAAACAGCGCTCAAGCAGACCAAGCACTCACTGTGGATGCTACCGCTGGAGGAGTTCAGTTCTCCGCCTTCCGCGCAGACACCACACAAGTATTCTGGTCGAGCGAATCTGCTCAATGTCGTGTTACCTTTGACGGCTCAGCTCCTACAACTACTAACGGACATTTAATCGAGGACGGTTCTTCAGGTATCTGGAGCAAGGCCCTGGCTACTGCCGCCAAGTTTATCCGCACTGGCGCTGTGTCAGTTACTATTTCCGCTAGCCAACTCAAGGGTTAATTATGAATACCTTCATACGCGAAGGGCAGACATGGCCCACTCTGATAAACAGTCCTGCTTTTGTCGCGTCGTCGTACGCCAACGTGATCCTCGGCGTCGCCTGGGACCCGGCAAACAGCAGCCCGACACTCACCCGCACCGACGACGCGGTAGGCATGGTTGCGGCCGCAGGTATCGATGCAGGCTCAGTCACAAACGACTTTGACGCCGCGCCCATCTTCAGCGAAATCACTGAGTTCACCGACAGTCTCGGCAACGTCTTTATGCGCATCCCGAAGTTTTACGTCAAGAAAACGGTAGCCGCCAATCTCTGCACGATCCAGGTGTCGAAGACGCGCTACCCGGGGTACTACCTGCCCGCCTGCTTCTACAACTTCACGACCGGTGCTGAGCTGAACTGCTACTACCATGGAAAATATAAGGCCAGTCTTGACGGCGCGGCTCTCGCCTCCAAGGTCAATACCTACCCGCTCGTCAGCGAGAACATTGTGGAGTTTCGAGGCTACGCTCAGGCGAACAACGCTGCAGGGCTACTGGGCTATCAGCAACTCGATGTGCATGCGCAGGATGTGCTTGCCACGCTCTTCACCGTCGAGTTAGCCACGCTCAATTCGCAGTCCATCATGCCGGGCTTCACCGCCGGGCAGTATTCTTCCGCGCGCACCGCCACGGTCGCCGAGACCGCCGTCAACCGCATCATCGTGGCTAACGCGAACGCTGCGCTCTTCGCCGTTGGTCAGACTATCTCGGTCGGCACTGCGGCGGGCAGTATCAGCGTTTTCTACGGTCGCACCATCACGGCCATCGACGTCTATGACGCCAGCAACAAGGCCATCACGTTTGATGGTGCCACCGTAGACATAGCTATCGGGAACGTTGTTTGGAACAGCGGCTGGAAAGCCGGGTTCTCCGCGGGCATCGCAGCCTCCAGTGGTTCCATAGTCGCCAACGATGGCAAGTATCCATGCTCCTACCGGGGCATTGAATCACCGTGGGGTGATGTCTGGCAACTCGTTGACGGCGTGAACGTCAACGCTAATCAGGCATGGGTTGCTGAGGACGCTGCGGACTACGCCAGCAACTTGTTCACAAGTCCCTACGCCCAACTGTCCTACGTCAACGAAACCGCGAACGGATATCCAACGGCCCTCGGATATGATGCCAGTATGCCGTTCGCCCAATTCCCCACCGCAGTCGGCGGAAGTACCTCTACCTACTACTCAGACTACTACTATCAAAGCACAGGTCAACGCATTGCCCTCGTTGGCGGGAGCTGGAGCGTCGGCTCGCGCGCTGGGTTGTGGTCCTGGTACCTGAACAACGCGTCGTCGTACGCCGGCGTGACCGTCGGCGGGCGGCTTCTTAAGAAGGCTCTTTGAGGGGGTCTGGGGGATTTCTCCCCCAGTTAGAAAGAAGGGGCTTGGAGTGCGCGCTTGCCATCGTTGGCGGGAACTGGAACAACGGCTCGAACGCTGGGTTGTGGTACTGGAACCTGAACAACGTGTCGTCGAACGCCAACGTGAACATCGGCGGGCAGACTCTTATTAGCAGACACAGAAGTAGTACTGCACTCCATTCTCCTTGGCGCTTGCCAGAAATTCGCCGCAAAGAGCAGGGTCTAGTAGGTGGGTTTTCTTCTCGAACCACCCTGAGGCTAATAAGAAGCCGAATCTCTTGAAGCGCCACGGCTATATCTACGAAGGAATCTGCGATCTCGAAAACATCAAATGCGCGGTAGCGAAGGCATCGCTCGGGAAGCGTGACCATACGAAAGTCAAGCGGGTTCTCGACCATACCGACCGCTACGCGCTTGAGATACAAAAGATGCTTGTAGACCAGACGTTCGAGCCGACACGTCCCAAAGAGAAAACCATCCTCGATGGGCCAAGCGGGAAGACGAGGACGATATGCAGGCCGAGTTTCTTCCCGGACCAGATCGTCCATTGGGCGATCATGCTACAGCTCGAACCCATCATGATGAGGGGGATGTACCAGTACAACTGCGGAAGCGTGCCAGGCCGGGGAACCTCCCACGGTCAGAAGGCGCTGCGCAAATGGCTGGATAAGGACCCAAAGAACACGAAGTACTGCCTGAAGATGGACGTGCGAAAGTTCTATCCCTCCGTTAAGGGTGAGCACTTGAAACCGTACTTCCGGCGCAAGATCAAAGACGAACGGTGCCTGTGGCTCGTGGACGCGGTGATCGACTCTGCCGACGGACTGCCCATCGGTTACTACACGAGTCAATGGTTCTCTAACTTCTTCCTTGAGGACCTGGATCACTTCATCAAGGAAGAGCTGGGCGCTAAGCACTACGTCCGCTATGTCGACGACCTGGTCGTTCTCGGCCCAAACAAGAAAAAGCTGCATCGGGCCAGAGCAGACGTCGAGGCGTTTCTGAGCGCGAAGGGGCTGCACCTAAAGGACAACTGGCAGGTGTTTCCCGTGAGCAAGCGTGATATTGACTTTCTCGGGATGCGCTTCTATAGAGACCGGACCCTCTTGAGAAAACGAAATGCGTTACGAATCAGACGACGTGCGCGAAGGATCGCGAAGAAGCGAAACTTGAGCGTGAGGGACGCGTCGGCCATGGTTTCGTACTGGGGCTGGATTAAGCGCACCGACAGTTACACGTTCTACCACAAGTACATCAAGCCAGCAGTTTCCATTACTGAAGCCAGAAAGGTGGTGAGTATTGATGCAAGATACCGACGAGCTAATCCGTGTTGCAACGGCCGCCGGGAAAGCGGCGGTCTTCGCCCTGATGCCGAGGCACGATGAGTTGGCCCGTGCCGCAGGGGCTATCAGGAAAGTGTTGGTCTTCGGCTCGGTGCCGAAGTTTGACCAGTTGACAGAATACGTCTACGAGTCCTCCGTCATTGCATCGGGTAACGAGTTGCGGATGCAGCTGACAGTGGGCACAGTCATCCCGGATAAGAGTATGCCTGCTGACTGGATAGCGGAAGACGTCCTGTGAGTAGCTCGACAACGGTAGTCTGATATGTCTCTGTTCTTACTCTTTCCGGGTGCTGGACATAAGGATGCTGCGAGCCTCGTGGACGACGTGGGTATTGAGGCAGACCTGTCGGCCCAAGAGGATGACGCGGTCTTTGCGGACATACTAGGAGCGCGTGGCGATGTCGTGGGTACGTTATCGGAGCAGATAGGCCCTGCAGACGCCTTGGCCGGCATAGAGGTGATGGCGGAGGCAACGGACACTGAATCCCTCGGAGACGAGGTAACCAATATCGAGGCTACCCTCGCGCCGGAGGGAGAAACCGCGAAGCCGGTGGATTCTGTCGATTCTGTGATGGTAGAAGCCTCGGACGTGGAGCAGTCGACGTTAGCAGAGGTGGCCGAGCCTTCCATTTTCAAGTGGCCTGTGCCTCGGTTCCCTAAAAAAGGGGAGTTCCGCGCATACCAAAAGGCAAGAGGGGGGTTCAATGTACAGGAATGAGAGAGACTGGGTGTATGAAACGGAGTCGTTCCCGTTCCAGTTTT